GCTTCAAGCCATTCAGTAAACTCATGTCCCGCTGCTTCATAACCAGGATTTAAAGATAATGCTTCAGCAGCTACATCTTCATCACCTGCACCTGCATCATCAAGAGTAGCTTTTTTAATCATAACTTCTTGCATAAACCAACCTTGATTAGCTACAAGATGCGCAACTACAGGAGTTTGAGCATCTCTATAACCTTGATAAGTTTGTACAGTATGACGAGAAATAGTACCAGTCATTTTAATTCCATATTTACCCTCAAGAACAGGTTCAGCAATACTGAGACCTGAAATTATATCTTGAATACTTTGCATTGGAGTTTCAATATCAAGAGAGAAATCAGATAAACCTAAATCTATTAATCCCTCTATATAACCATCAGCATGTAACGCTATAGCAGTACCTATTCCAAAACGATATTCAAAGTGAGCAGGAATAAGTGAAGCATCATCAAGACCAGTTAATAAAGTCCAATCAGCAGAACTATAATCTCCACGTTCTTCAGAAAAAGCCATTAAATTACAATCCCATGAAGCTAAACCTGCGGCAGAACATTTAAGGGCAAAGTTTTTACACATAGCATTTTTATAACGTAAATCATACCCTGCCATACGTTTTGCAAATGTAGCCATAAGATTTCTCTTATCTGCTGCTGCTAATGTTAACAGTGCTTTTTCAGCAGTAGTATAAAGTCTATATCTTCTACCAAGTGAATCAATTTCATACAAATGTTCATACATTACAGAACCTGCTATACCACAATGAGAAGTAAAATCAAATGTATTTGCAGGAGAGCTACAAGTCATTTGACCTGTCTGTAGTGTAGGTGATACAGAATCAATAGCTTCAAAAATATAAATATAACTTGTAGTACCATTTACATTTCTGACAGTTTCAGTTCTAAGAAAAGCAAAATCATTTAAATCAGTATCAACAAAAACATCACCTGGAGTTACAGCTGCATTAAAAGGTGATACACCTGCTTTAAAAGCTACAACTTCCTTAACTAAATTTTCAAAACCAAACATCCAATAATGAAAACGATTCATACCTTTATATCTGGCATAATAAGAAACTGGATTATCAACAGTCTTTGAAGTCATTCTTGGAGTAGTTTTAAATGCTCTGGTAATAACACTATCATCTTCAGTTACACCAATAGCAAGTTTGTTACTAAAATTAATCCATGGAAAAGCATCAAGAGCACCTAAAGCTTGTACTCCTACTGCTTCACCCCAACCATCAGATGGAGTACCTGCATCTATTCCAGGTTCAACTTTCATAGCACCTGTTTGAAATATTTTAGGTGTGGGAATAGTCATATCTTAACCTCCTTAAATTATTTAAATTAATGGGTTACTTAACCTATTTCAAATTAATTATTTGTATATGTATCTGGTAATATTACTTCAACTTCACCAACAAAAATAATTGTAGTAATTTTAGGTGCTAATTCATAAACAATAACTGCTTCAGGAAAACCATCCATTTGAATAAATCCTGCACAAGGAAGATTACCTGTTGCTCTATCATTATGTGACATTGCAACTATTCTTTTTAATTCTCTTGCCCATCTTATAGCAAAAAACATATCTTCTTCAGTTGTTTCATCATTTGCCCTTCTTATAATTGCGTTTAATTGAAACCTAAAAGATTGGTCTTCCTGTCTCTGGTCTGTATACCCATCCCATTTTATTTTATTAATTAAAATTTCTATTCTTGGAAAAGCATCATTAGATTTACCAACCATATCAACAGACTCACCTATAACTAAATTTTCTTTTTTAGTTACAAATGTACCTTGAGTAAATAATTTATTCATTAAATATCTAATATATTGAGCACACGGTTCATCTGCCATTATATCCTCCAAATTAAATTATTTTTTTGTTCCACTAATTTACGCATATCAAAATCAGTTTGCCTTCTAACAGGAGCAAAAATGGGTCTTCTTTCTCCACGAATTCCATATTCCCATTGAAAACGTACTGCTAAAGTTTTTAAAGATTCTTGTGGTTGTCCTCTTGTAGTTTCAAATAACATTGGGTGACCTGATACAAGAACTCTAATAGTTCCAACATACATTTCATGTCCTATAGATGTTTTAACTGCTCTTATCTGACTAAGAAAAGCAACAGATTTTTGTTTAGCTAATGTTTTTCCCCAAGTACTTCTATCCCAACCTTTTAATGGATTACCAACAGTAGCATAATGTCCAAGCATAAATTTTAATTTCCCAGTTCTACTTGTTAATCTTCCTGGAACTGTTGGTTGTTGTGCTCTTGCCCATCTTGGATTATATATAGCATCACCACTTCTAAATTTTGCTGTACTTTTAATAACATAATCCTTAGCACGAACTCTTGTCTTTGTTAAAGCAATAGCCATAGCTTTTTGTATAGCTATTCTATGTCGTAACATTGTTTTATTAAGCTCAATTATTTGTGACCTACCACCTCCTACTAATTCAAATATTGCCATATTGAACTCCTTTAAATAACCCATCACCTTAAAGAAATGTAGCACGCTACATTTGTTAAAGATGATGTGGGTGGGTTAAGTAACCCACTCCACACCTCTATCTAACATCAAATGATTGGAGGTCATATTGATGTAGAAATTACGCAGTTAAGTTACCAAGTAAAAAACCATACTTAGTATCAATATAAACACCACGATACTCACGAACACGAACAACACGTGAATCAGACTGTGGTTCATCATAAGACTCTACACGATAGTCTGGGGAAAATGGAGTCCATATAGGTTGCCTTCCCATGCCAGGAACTTTCCATGAACCTATACTTGGAGAAGGATAATAAACCATTCCATATTCATCACTCCAAAGACGTGAAAATGTAGCATCTTCAATACCAAGTTGAGATGAATCATAAAATGAAGTAGCAATTTGAATTTCTTTAATTCCAAGATACTCAGCAAGATAAGATGCTTTCTGTGAAACATTTAATTTATCAACAGCAACAGTATACTTAACATCTGCTCTTACTTCAGTAGCACGCATTATATTACGAAAAACTGTTTCATTTATTAAAAGAACAAGTTGACTTCTCGGTCTTCCACATTTAGCAAATAATTTAACATGAGCAGCCGTAATATCAGCATAAAGAGTACAAGCAATATCACTCCATTCAGTAGTAACAGAAAGAAAATTAGTAGCACCTGTGAAAGTAGTAGCATCGAATACTGCATCAGATATTCTCTTTTCACGAACAATCATCATCTGACTTCTTGCTATTTGAGTTGAAACAACTTCTTCATTAAAAATATCTTTATTCTTAAGTCTTTCAACATTATCAACAGGTTCTTCATAACCAAACTCATAAGTAAAATATGCTGAATCACCCCATACCCACTGACCTCTGTTAAATGTACCTCTTGGGGTACGTTTCAAATCAAGCAACTTCATACCTGCTCCAGTGGGGAGAACAGGCATTTGTGCTGATGTTTCTTTAACTGGAATTCCTGGAAGAACTTTATCTCCTACAAATTCAATAGTCTCCATAGGAGATTCATCAACAAGTTCCTTCAGGTCATAACGTAAAGTTAAACTACCTTTTTTAACAGCCACGTTTTACCTCTCTTTCAAATTAATTAATTTACTTTATTAAAAATGAACTACGTTAAGTAACCCATCAAATCTCTTACGGATTAATCAGCATCATACCATTCAATAACAATCGTTCCTGCAATTGGACAAGCAGTTTCACCACTCGCTGCCCAACCATCAGCAACATTAAAGAAAATAGTATGAGCATCACCAGTTTCAATAGCAAATCCACCTACTGCATCAGTAGTTTTAGCAGTCTGCACAGTAGGAGTACCAGTACAATTTGCAGCAGCTTTACCAGTATTTAAATTCTCAAATGTAGATGTACCATCAAGAGTAGCAACTGCACCTGAAGCAACAACTGTACCAATACCAACATCAGGGGTATCAGCATCAATATTACCATCTTCAGCAGTAAGTGCCATACTTTGGTAACTTGAATTAACAATCTTTGCACCTGCAGGAAGTGTATAAACAAGTTTTCCAAGTCCTAAATCAGCTCCACCTGCAATAGCACCAAGAGCTGAATCAACAGTTAAAGTAGTTTTATGCCATGCTCCAACACCCTCTTCAAGTGCAGTTACACCAGTTGCAGGAGTTCCAACTTCTGACATTGGAAGACCGAAGACATTATACCCAACACACCATGCTCCACTAACAGCAGCAATTTTAGCATAACAAGCAATTGCTCCACTTGTTTGTTTAATTCCTGTTCCATTAGCACCAACTTGAACTTCATCACCTCTGGCAATAACACCAGTTGCATCAAACCAGAATGATGCATTAAGATTACCAAGTAACTGAACAGCAATCTTAAGGTTATCTTCATCCCCAACAGTAACTCCATCTGGTTTTTCACCCGCAGGACAATAAGTAACTATATCAGTTACCTTGTCAATAACAACGAAACGATATTTGACTAAACCAGTAGCACAAATAAAGTCCATTACTTCTTTCTGTATCATTAATTCCTCCTTATTTAAGAATTAATTGTTTAAATTAACAAAATTAAATTACTTCAAATAACCCATTAAACTAAATTAAAGCTAAATTTGAATTATTCTTCTTCAAGTTTAGGTAAATTTTCATATTGTTCATCAAACAAAGTTTTAAATTCTTTCTTAGCTTTTTCAGCAGCTTCAGCTTTAGTAATCTTATCACGATTAGCAATAAATCTCATAGCTTCAACAAAAGTTTTAGGTTCAGTTTCAGTTTTATCATTATCATCAAGATTTGCACCCGCAGCTTCAGAAGCAGTATCTTCAAATGACGCTACAAAATCTTTGATATTTTTTAAATGTGCATCTACCATCTTAATTAAAGCAACATCAAAAGATACCTTATCTTTAATAGCTTGATTCATTACTTCTTCAACTTTAAGACTTTCACCATACTTAATAATTTTAGCATCTTCTGCTTCTCTTTCAGTTTTTTGAGTAAGTTCTACAATAGTTTTTTGTGCTGCCTCTAACTCAACAGACTGTTCAAAACCTATAGTTTTTTTAATATCTGCCATAAGTTCATCATAAACTTCTGGACTCTCTGTTTTAAGAGCTTCCAAGTTTACTTTTTTATTTTTGGAAAACAACATCTAAACCTCCTTAAATTAAATGAAATGAATAAAATCAAATTTATTTAAATTAATTTATTTAAGATTAACTTAATACAAGTTTTGAATTACCTAATTCATTATACATCCATTTAGGTGCATCAATTGAATCATACCAACTTCCTTCAGTTTTCTTTACTTCTTCCTGCGAAACATTTCTATATTTCGCTACAGCATTAGTAAAAAGTTCATAGTTACTATTTACCCTTTCTTGAAAATAAGCAATCTCTTCATCAGAGATAGCAATTTCTTCAGAACCAAAAAGTTTATTTTTTCCTGCTTGAATAATATGAACATCATAAAATGCTTTTTCTGCTTTTTCTTTAAGAACAGAATAATAAACTCCAATAGAACCAATTATAGAAGATGGAGTAACTATTAATTGCTCCGCTGCTGAACCAATCCAATAAGCAGCAGAACACATAAATACATCAGTAAAAGCTACAATTTCTTTTTTGTTACGAGCTTGAAAAATAGATTCAGCAAACTCAGGAATACCTGTACTTTCACCACCTGGACTATCAAAATAAAGAACTATTCTTTCTACTTTAGGGTCTTCAACTAACATATTAAATTGATTATGTATAGCAAGTGTAGAAACCATACCACACATAGCATCAAGCCAACTTGCTTTAGAAACTAATATACCCTCAACATTAAGAATAGCAGTACTACCATTCCTTTGAACAATACTTTCTTCAGTACCTTTATTTTCAAACTGAAGTAGGTTAAGTGACCCATTAATATCTGAAGCTTTTTTTAAAATAACTTCAGTCATAGTTTTTAATTTTTCTGGATGAATTAACCATACAGCATTTAAAAAATGCTGTATAAGAAAACTATTTCCAATTTTCATTCTCCATCTCCTTTCTATCTATTTAAGATTTTTTTATTCCAATTACCATCTGATTTTCTTCTTTCATCTTTATCTTCCTCACTTAAATCTTCACCTGTTTCTTCACCTTCTCTACGAGAACCAGAAGTATCTCTATCTTCTCCATCTTCTTTATCCTCTAATTCCTTTTCTTCAGGTGACTCTGGAAATATAATATTATATTTTTCAGATAATTCTTTTTTTAGTTTTAAAACTAATGCTTCTCTTTCTGTTTCACGTAAGACATGTTCATCAAGTTCTTCTTGTAATTGGTCATATTCATAACCAAGTTCCTCTTGTTCACGTTGGTGACTTGTACTCTTATCAGTTAAATTAATCTTTCTTGCTCTTGAAGATTTTTCTTCATCAATACTTTTATATTTAGGAAATGCAACTACAAGAGTAATATCTTTTAATGAACCTTTAATTTTCCTTTTAGCTACACCTTCACCTAACCTTGTAAGAACAATCCATTCAATAACATCTTCTAAACTACATTTCCATCTATTTACATTTCGTTCTACTTCAAGTGACCCACCACGCCAAGAAGAATAACTTGTAACTGATAAATCTAAAAACATATGTTCATATGGAAAACGAATAGTTGCAGCAACAAAACGTGCAAGTCGTATCATAAAAGTATCAGCATTATCAGATGGTCTATTAGGAGTACCAAAAGTAATTTCTTCATCCTCATAAAGATAACTTATTAAACCAGGTTGTAATTTAGTTATTCTTTTTTGTTTAGCTTTAACAGATACATCAGAGCCAGGCTCACTTAAACTTTTACGAGCAGCTGCTTTATTTTTTGTTTTAATAAAGGCAGCAAAACAAGCAGCAACACGAGAACCAACTAATACTGCTTCTAAATACTGATTAACATACCTCAATAAACCCATTATTCCAGTTAATACAGGTACTTGTCTTGACTGTCTTGGACTTAAATTTAAAGGTGCTTTAAATAAATGACAAACTTTTCTGGTTATAACTCCATCACTTTTATAAACAGGATAAAATTCAAAATCTTTATCTTGAGCAGTATAATAAGTAATATGTTTATCTTGACTTTTAGCAGTAATAACATGATAACCCTTTAATCTGCCAGAAGAATAGTATTCAACTCCCTCTCTAATAAGGGGATTAGTTGTATGTTTAGGAGGTGTTTTAATACGTGAAGCATTAATTAACTCAACATATGTTTGAACCGTTCCTTTATATCTTTTATCAATTGGTAAATTAATTAAAATATCCCCATCTTCAAAAGACGCAGTAATAATTTGTTCAACTATTTGAGATAATGTATACTCACGACAAATATCATACTTTTTATATTCAGTAAGTAAATCTGTACATTGCTTTTTTAACTTTTTATTATCACAAAATATTCTTAATTTAAGTTTACCTCCCATAAGAGTATTTACGTGACACTGTTGTGCCATAATTGCCATAAAATTATTTTTAATTAACTTATGACTTGTAGCTCTTAAAGTAATTAAAGATTGATTCTCCTTTAACTCCTTATCTGGAGATTGTTCAAGTAACCCATTAGTCAACCAACCCTTAAAATAGGGTGAGTCTTCAACTATTTCCCAAGAGGATTCCATTATGAACCTCCTATTGAAGTTAAGATTGAACCTCCACCTTCTCCACCATCAGCAATAGATACTGATTCCATAGCAGCTTTTTTTTCAAGCCACCCAGTAAATTTTTCAATATTATCAAGACGAGTATAAACAACTCTCATCTCATTACGATTTTCAGTTGACATTAAGAAGAAAGCATCTGTGTTTCTATCTGCTAAAGCATTTTTCCATCTTAATAATTCATCTGCCCATGTGGTAAATACTCTTGCCATAATTTTATCCTTTATTTATAATTAATTATCCCAATTTATGTCTCCAATTTCATATGTACCTCTATCCTTTATACCCTCTACATCTTCCTCATGAATTGCTTCTGCCTCTGATGCTTCCTCAATCTTCTTAATTAAAGGATTAAATATAAATTCTTCTTTATTTATCTCTCTTCTAAAAGTGCCTATAGAAGTAGGAATATCTAAACAAATAAAAGCATGAACATCTGCCATACGGTAATCATATTGCCCTACTTTAACCCAAACAACAATATCTTCATTTGTTTTTTTAATCTTCTCTCTTCTCTTTCTTATATTAATAAATTGTCTTAAATAATCATTTTGTATATTTTTAGGTAACTCAAAATCTTCCCTAAATGATTTTTCTTCAGTTTCATCAAGATACTCAACAGTTCTTACAAGATACAAATTATAATCTTTACTATATTTAATAGTAATATTTTGACCTTCCTTAGCACCTTTAACCCAAATTATTCTTTCTAAGTCTCTTGTACCATCATAAATTTCTTTAGTTCTATGTCCACCTGTATCAATAGCATATAAACCAATTTGCCATTTTTCACCATTGATAGTAGTATAAATTCTATCTTCAACATCACGTTTAATTAATAAATGAATATCATCAGCATTAGTAATTTTTATTTTACATTCAATAAAAAAAGCATCAATTAAACGTGTTCTTAAATTAGCTCCCCATGCTCTGACAGTAACATAAAAACCAGAATCTTGAGTATCAATACCACCAGTTATTACTTTAGTCCAAGTTGGAACAACTCCCTTTCCTTCAATTTCATGTTTTTGTTTTTCTAAATCTTCAATATTAGTTTTACTAACATCATCAATCCAAAAACGAGCTAACCAACATTGCCAAAAATTTTTATAATCATGTAATTTATCTTTAGTATCCATGAATTCTTCCCAAATAGCTTTAAAAGAACGAAAAGGAGAATCAAGAGAACTATACCAAAAAATAATTCTTTTAGCAGTTTCAAAATTTTGAGGTAGTTTAAGTGACCCATCATCTGGAGCATAAAAACCATTAGCATTTATTTTACGTTTCTGGTCAGCATCCTCAAAATAATGTCCACATTTAGTACAAACACATTTGGGTTCTTTCTTTTCTTTTCCTTCTTTATCTGTACTAATAACAACAAGTTTTATATTTTCAAAAAAATCTAAAACTGCTGCATGACCACAATTTTCACATTTAATATGCCATTTTAATACAAGAGTTCCAGGAATACTAAGTTGCTGATGCAATAAATCACCTTCAACACTTGGTGTACTTACCGCATAACCTTGAGCAAGTCCCATATTTTTATATGTTGTCAATCTATCATTAGCCAATTTAATTGCATTAGATTCAACACCTATTTGAAGTTTCATTAAACGAACTTCATCTAACACAACACGTTTAGCAGGTATAGAACTTAATGTTCCAAGTGAACCTGCCCATCCAGGATATATACTCATAACATCAAGATGAATTCCAGTTTTAGATGTAGTTTTAATTCCAGTTTTATGTTTCTTTAACTCTGGAGTTTCATCTATCATATTAATAACTTTTTCTTGCATACCTTTTTTACTTAATACTTCATCAGGTGTAATATAAATAAGCGTTCCAGGGTCTTGGTCTATAGCATCTGCAACAGCTATTTGTAAAAAAACAGTACCACCAGATTGAGTAGGTTTAATAACATACAACCATTCATGCTTATTTTTACCTATTAAAGATACAGGTAGTATTAAATAGGGTGTTAAATCTAAATCAATTTTATCAGAAAAATTAGCTTTTAAAGGTAATCTTATTTTTTTAGCAACCTCAACAGCAGAAAGACGCTTTGGAAGATATAATATATCTAATTCATCTCTACTTATCTTTATCTGATTTTTCATGTTGCCTACTTTCTATTACATTAGCAAATTCAGCATCTTCATCTTTTATATCAGATAATCGAGTTTGAAGTAAGTTAGACGACCCATCAGCTTCCCAAGATATTACTTTACTACTATCTTCCAATATCTTTACTGCTTCATTCCAAGCAGCAGTTACTATAACTTCAACATCTCGTTGATTTTTTATATCAATTAAACGTGGAGCTATATTCTTTATAGCATTTTTAATTATATTTACTACGCTACGTAAAACTTTCTTTATTCTTTCTTCAGCTTCTGTTTTAGGAATAAGAAAACCAAGTTTAGCTTGATTAAGAATACGTTTAGCTAAAATATTTTCCTCTTTTAATTTATATTCTAATTTAGCTTCTTCAATAGGTTTAGAAACATTAGAACCGAAAGTATTAGATAATTTTTTTCTATCCTCATTTATAGCACGCATCATTCCAAAAACTGGAAAACCTTTATCTGTACTTCTCGCATAATCATATTTTACTGCCATCTGTTCTATTTCATAATTAGATAAACCTGCCATTTCTCTAAAATACTTATGCGGTAAATAAAATTCTTTTATATCCATCTACATGACCTCCAAATTAAACTACTTTAAGTAACCCATTATTATAGATGTTGTATAACTATATCAACAGAACGATGTAACTTTTCCTCTGAAATAGTTGTAGTTATTTCATTAGTTGCTCTATAAGAATAATTACCAGAATTATTATCTTCTTTTATAGTACCACCCCCTATAATACCACCTCTTACTTTTACTCTCCCCATTTTTGTAGTATTATCTTCAGCTATTTTAATTAGTCCAGCTTCAAGTATCCATGTACTTGTAGCAATAGTATCACTACCTAAAAACTTGGAATCTAAACCCCAATCCATTCCAAACCATGTATCTGTGTCTGGGTCTTTTGGTCTTTCAGGTATTTCTGTTCTCATAATTACTCCTTAGTGAAGAGTAATGGATTACTTAACCCACTACTCTTCTTAGTTTAAATTAATTAGCATTAATATCACACTCACCGATAGCAAACTCAGGAGTAATTCCAGAACTAATTGCAAGCGAAGCTGACAATGCTCCAGAAGCAACTAAGTTACCCGCACCAGAAGCATCAGTACCAATTCCAAAATATGTAGCAGTGTTACTGCCACCTGTACAAGCAGGAAAAGTAATAGCAGCCGTGTTAGAGCAATTAGCTCCACTAATTGTCCAACCTGCACTTGTACGAGCTACAGATACACGTGCATATGAAGTATAATCACATTCGCTGGTAGTTTGGTCACCAGTCTCCCCAGGGTCACCAGTATGGAGTGAAACATAAAAAACTCCATCAGCAGTTGAGCCAACAATACCTGTAGCATCACCAATATTAGCCCATGTAGTATTGTTAAATATAAGTTCAAGTAAAGCAGTCTCAGTAGCATTCGTCAAAGACATTTATAACCTCCTTAGTTAATAATTTTTATATCAACACTTGGTACAATTATTATATTTATATTATTAGGTACAATTATTGTATTATTATTTTTCGATATAATTATTGTATTATATTCACTTATTTCTAATCCAAAAATAGATATACTTCCAGAAAGAGTAATAACAATATTTGATTCACCAATTAAAGACCCAAGTCCTTTAAGTAACCCATCAACACTAAAAGTAATAGGTATAATTCCACTTATTGGGTTAGATGTTATTGTTAAAGTACCTTCTGGAATAATTGAAAATTGTATAAGTCCAGATAAAATTCCTGTAGCAAATAAAGTACCTACTAAAGCTATATCTATAGATGTACTTCCAGACACAGGAGCTATACCTATTAAATTTCCAACAAGAATTATATCTATACTACTTTGACCAGATAAAGACCCAAGTCCTTCAAGTAACCCATCACAAGTAATACCAACATCAATTAAACCTAAAAGTTCACCTGTAGCTTGTAAAGTACCAGAACAAGTAACATCCATAGATGTACTACCATATATTTGTCCTAATAATAAACTACCAGAACAAATAATATTTATAGATGTACTTCCAGATAATTCACCATCACCAATTAAAGTACCCGAACAAGTTATATCTATAGATGTACTACCAGATAAAATACCTATAGCCTGTAAAGTACCAGAACAAGTTATATCTATAAATGTACTACCAGATAAATATCCTTCACCTTTAATAATAGCAACTAAACTTAAAAGTTTATCTATACTACCAGATAAAGCACCTATAGCTTGTAAAATACCCGAACAAGTTATATCTATAGATGTACTTCCAGATAAAGTACCTATAGATTGTAAAGTACCAGAACAAGTTATATCTATAGATGTGCTACCAGATATAGGAGCAATACCTATTAAATTACCTAAGCAAGTAATATCTATAGATGTACTTCCAGATAAAGACCCAAATCCTACAAGTAACCCATCACAAATAATACTTATAGATGTACTTCCAGATAAAGTACCTATAGCTTGTAAAGTACCAGAACAAGTAATATCTATAGATGTACTTCCAGATACAGAAGCAGTACTTATTAATGTTCCAGAACAAGTAATATCTATAGATATACTACCAGATAAAGTACCATCACCAGTTAAATTACCTAAGCAAGTAATATCTATAGATGTACTTCCAGATAATTCACCTTCACCAATTAAAGTACCCGAACAAGTTATATCTATAGATATACTACCAGATAAACTTCCACCCCCTACAAGTAACCCATCACAAGCAATATCTATATCCAAACTACCAGAAATAGGAGCACTACCCGTTAATGTACCAGAACAAGTTACACCTATAGATGTACTTCCAGATAAACTACCTTTACCTTTTAAAGTACCAGAGCAAGTAATAGCTATATTAATACTACCAGATATCGCTCCACTAATAACAGTTTTACCAAATATATAAGGTTTTGCAGGTAAAATTATTGGTGAATGTGATATTATTGAAGGATTATTATAAGCAGTTAATAAATAACCTCCTACTAAATCAATTAAATTATCTCTTATCAATCTCCAATAATGAATTAAATTTTGGGGTCTTATTAATAAAGGACTATATAGTTTACCTAATGCTGCTGCTTCTTCATCAGTTAATGCTATACCACTCCATACAGCAACTTCACAAACCATACCATCCATATAATAACCAGGTGTTGAATCTCCTGCTCTACCTATAGATGTTCTATCAAAAGCCCATGCCGGAGTATTAGAATTTGTATTAGTACCTTTACTTCCACCATTTAAAAATACCCTTCTATCTGTAGCTGATGCAAATACTGCTGTCGCTTGATTTATAACGCCTGCTATAAATTGTGTTGTTGTTTCTGCTGCATCCAACCCACCATCAGAACTATAATTAATTGCTTTAACTGACCCATCAGTTTGATAACTTAAAAGAATTGCTGTTTGTTCATTAGTTGCATTTTTATCACTAATATTGACTGGATACATTGTTTCTGTTATATTATCAGCATTAAATATAACAGAGATGGAATATGGATAACTGGAAATAAGAGCATTATCCATTTCCAAATACTGAGAAGAAGACGCTACAAAATCAAGAGCCATTTTACGTCTCCTTTATTTCAACAAATCTCAATTCTGCATCACCCGCTGCTGTATCGTTTGCAGCATCCCTTGTTATTTTTATTCTAAATCCTTCACCAACTGCAATACTATCCATGTCAGCACCATCAGTAAAAGCAATATTTACAATATCTATATTACCAGAAGTACCTGGAACAGTTGTATTATCAACACTATTTACTGCTGCAAACCCATCACTATCCATATCTTGTTGTTGGTCACCTATTCTTTCAAAAGCTACATCCCAATCAATATCACCACTTGTTGCACTTGACATAGCATAATGTAAATATACAGTAACACCACCACCATCATAATTTCTTGGCATTATATCAGAAAAGATTGCACTTTCATTTGTAGTTGGGTCAAAATCTAAAACAGGATGTAAATTTCTCAAATCTAATGTTGCATAGTTACTTGATGGTGGTTCATTTGATTGTGGTACAAAAATACATAAAGTATCACCAGAAGCCATTATTCTACCTCCCATCGTCTTTTTATAACAAACATGAATAATCTTACTTTTTGTTTCTGTGTTAATTCACTTTTGCAAGGTTCAGGAATTGAAGTATTAAAACTAACTACATTATTATCAATCCAATCATCAATAGCGTTAATTGCAGAACGTAAATTATCTTTGAAAAAATTTCCAAACCCTTCAAAGGTAATAGATTCTTTACGCATAAAATCAGTTGTAATATTTGCTCTGTCTTCGTCAGGTAATATAGACATTTCAAATTTCCTTTCATTGAACTTGTTTAAGTGACCCATTAAAAATTAAGTTAGGGAAAGGAAGGAGTATGACCTCTCCCCAACCGGCACACACACACACACACACATCCATTTACCCAATCACAAGGGTGTCAAGAAGAACAAAATTTATATTAAGTGTATTTTAATATCACTCCATCTTATATTAACTCTATACCCATCTGCAAATTGTTTTTTCATCTCTGGTGGTATAGAAGGAAAAATCAAATCCATTTTTTCTAACTGACTTATCATTCTTTCATCTTTATCTAAATCATAAATATAAATAATTCCTTTATCTCCATTATGATGTGTTAAAAAATTAATCCAACTTTCTCTTTCAGTTACTAATTTAATTCTTTTTGAACCTTTAGGT